GAGGGAGATGCGACGGAGGATCGGGACGAATCGTGGTATGAGGAAAAGCAGCAGTCGATGTTGCCGTGGCAGTTGTCGCAGGAGTATCCGACGACACCGGAGGAAGCGTTTGTCCGGTCTGGCAACCCGGTGTTCGATCTGGACATGCTGGATGCTCTTGCTGCTAGTTGCCGGCGTGGCGATGTTGGTTACCTGCATTCCGTGATGCCGAGGGTTGTGGAGTTCAGATCGTGAACCTGGAGGTTTGGTCACCGCCGCACGCCATGCACGGTTATGTGATGGGCGTCGACACGGCGGAGGGTTTGGGGCACGGCGACTATTCGTGCGTCCAGGTGTTGGATCTGAACACCGGGGAACAGGTCGCAATCTGGCATGGGCACATTCCCCCTGATGAGTTGGCTACCGAGGTTTTCAATGTCGGCTTGTGGTACCGGGACGCACTGTGCTGTGTTGAGTCGAACAACCACGGTTTGACGACGATCACGGTTCTGCGCCAGTTGGGGTATCCTCGCTTGTTTCGGAAGCGTACGCTGAACAAGGTGTCGAACAAGATGACCCAGGAGTACGGTTGGAAAACGACTCGTACGTCCAAACCGTTGATGGTTGACGATCTGGCGACTGCGTTGAAGAACGACGAACTTGTGTTGCGGGATCGCAACACATTGGCCGAGTTGCGGACTTTCACCCGCAACGAGAAGGGGTCGATGTCTGGTTCTCCGTTTGATGACCGGGTTATGGCTCTGGGGTTGGCGAACCAGATGCGAAAGTTCGCTTATGCCCCGGAGTACGCTGAGAAGGTCGACGATTACTGGACGATTGACTGGTGGAAGCGTCTGGCGCTGAATGAGGATACGTCGGAGGACCCGCTTCGGATCGGTCAGCACACTATTCGTGGGACACGCCGAGCGGACTATTAGGCACGCTCGTTTTCTCCGAGAGGTAGTTATGGCTAAAAACTTTGTTGCGTTTACCAGTGGCACCGAGACAGTTGATGGTGCCAAAGGGCAGAACAACAAGATGAAGCGTGGTGGTTCCGTCGTGGCTAACCCGATTTGGGAGCCGGCTGCTCCGAACTCGCCAAAGCAGCGCTTTGGCGACCCGAAGTACGCCAATCAGACTGGTGGCTACGGTGAAATCTCACCGCGGACGACTCCGTTCAACCAGCATGGCAAGACCGGGAAGGTTGAGCCATCGAAGCCGCAGCCTGACCTGAAGGGCCACAACGCTGCGCCGCACACCAAGCGTCCATAACCGTGGCGGTCCTCCCGCGGGAGGCTTCCTACGGGGAGTTCTGCGCTTATGTGACCGGTCTGAACGGGTCGAAATCTGACGCTGAACTGCTGGATCTGTGGGAGTGGCGTCAGAAGGTTCTGACTGTTCGCGTCGACACTAAGCGTGGTTGGCGAGCCGCCAGACTGACGGACGACGAGCAGCATCTGTCCCGCCGCGAGATCGACACGAAGCGGTTCGCTGAGGCAAAGTCCCAGGGACGCAACGTCGAACCACTACCTGCGAAGGCGACGTTCTGATGCCGCACAAGACCAGGGCTGAACTCCATGAGCAGTATACGCGCCGGCTGGAACGTACCCGCCGGTGGCGTGAGGAGGAGGGGTACGACCGCACTTGGTGGCGCCTGATTGACCTGTACCGGGGCAAGCATTGGGCGGACACTACGCGTAGCCGCTCTGATCTGATCGCTGTCAACCTGGCGTTTTCGACAATCAACGTGATCGCACCCTCCGTGTCGGTGAACCATCCGAAGATCGTCGTGTCAGCGAACGACGAGGGCAACTCTGATCGTGCCGCTTTCGTCGAGGCTGTCGTCAACCATATGTGGCGCCACCACGATTTCCGCAAGCCGTTCCGTCGGGCTGTCAAAGATTTCCTGATCTTCGGACACGGCTGGGTGAAGATCGGGTGGAAGTTCCTCGAACAGGAGACTTCCCTCGCTGAGGCGGAGCGGGATCTGCTGATGCAGCAGGCCCGCATGGAGGTCGACGAGTTCGCTATCGAGTCTCCCGATCTGTCGGGAGCATTACCGACCGACGATGAGATCAACGCCAGTTTGCCGGAAACGGCGATGATGGTCATTGAGGACCAGCCGTTCGTCGAGCGGGTTTCTCCGTTCGATGTGTTCATAGACCCCGAAGCGACCTGCATGGATGATGCCCGGTGGATCGCTCAGAAGATCGTGCGACCCCTGGAGGAAGCACAGAAGGACCAGCGGTACAAGCCGTCTGTCCGCAAACGTCTGGACGCTGACGCTGGTGTGAACATCGAGTATATTTCCCAGTACGAGAACGAGCGTGGGCGCGTTCTCGACGAGGATCGTGTCACCATCTGGGAGTTCTACGACATGGCGGAGAACACCATGTCCGTGTTCTCTCAGAACAGTGACGGTTTCCTGGTTGATCCGGTGCCGATGCCGTACGCGTACGGGCAGCCGTTTGTGATGATCCGCAACTATGACATCCCGGATCTGTTCTACCCGATGGGTGACCTGGAGTCGATTGAATCTCTCCAGTTGGAGTTGGACAAGACCCGTTCCCAGTTGATGAACGACCGGAAGCGGTACGCCCGCAAGTACCTGTACCATGAGCGGTCGTTCGGGCCGGCGGGGCGTGAGGCCCTGGAATCCGACGAGGATGGCCGTCTGGTTCCGGTGTTGGATGAGAACAAGTCGTTGTCTGAGGTTGTCATTCCGATGCCACAGTCACCGATTTCGCCGGAGATCTACGCTTACAGCGAGATCATCGAGAATGACATCAACACGGTGTCGGGTGTCTCCGAGTACGCCAGGGGTGCTATGCCCGAGATCAGGCGTACAGCCACTGAGGCGAGCATCATCGCTGACGCTCAGAACGCACGGGCTGCCGACAAGTTGGCGATCATCGAGATTGCCATTTCGGAGATGGGCCGGCGTGTCATCCAGTTGATGCAACAGTTTATGACCGGGGACGAGATGGCCCGTGTTTCCATGAAGGGTGGCGAATCGCTGTGGGTTCCGTACAACCGTGAGGACATCCTGGGCGAGTACGATTTCAGCGTCGAGGCCGGTTCGACACAGCCGATGAACGACACGATTCGCAAACAGCAGGCTGTATCCTTACTCAACGCTATTGCGCCGCTGGTGGGGACAGTGATCGATCCGGCGGCTCTGGCTATTCATGTGCTGGAGGATGGTTTCGGGATCAAAGATCCGCAGAAGTTCATAATGCAGCAAGGGCCCCCGCCTCCACCGGGCGAAGTCCCGATGGACGAAGCGGCGGCCCTTGAAGGCGGCCCTCTGCCGCCCGGGGGGCCACCCGTACCTGCACCTCCCCCAGGTGCTGGTGTGCCCCCCGTTTTCGCACCCACGGGTGGCGTACCACCCGAGTTGATGGCTCAACTCGAAGGGCAGATGGGTTTGCAGTTACCGTCTTTGTAACGGTTCTGGGACACTGGCCGATGTCTATTAGGAGCAACCTACGGACTCCTAGGGCTAGTGCCCACAAAACACAGAAGGAATGGAACCCATCACGATGGATACTCCAGAATCTTCCACAGAAGTAGCAGCGGAACCTACCGGTTCGACATACACCGTCAAGGTGGATGGTTCAGAGTCAGAGGTCACCCTAAGCGAACTTCAGCAGGGATACCAACGTCAGGCGGATTACACCCGTAAGACGCAGGAGTTGGCATCCGAACGTCAGCGTTTGGAGCAGGCCGAGGCAATAGTTTCGGCTTTGGAAGCGGACCCTCAGGGTGCGCTTACAGCGTTGTCATCAGCGTTCGGCATCGAGGACAGCCGGCAGCCTTCTTCCACCGATGAGTGGGAGGATGACCCGGATCCTCAGGAGCAGCGCATCGCTTCTTTGGAAGCGACGGTGGCACAACAGACGAGGACATCAAGACAAACGGCTTTGGAGAAGGAAGTTTCTGCTCTGCACACCAAGTACGGTGATTTCGATTCGGATGCTCTTTATAGACACGCACTCTCGAACCGGATCCCGAACCTGGAGGCCGCGTACGCTCACATGAACTTCGGACCTTTGGCTACCTATGCGGGGAAACTGCATGGGGAGCGGGAGATAACCGAGTCGAAGCGTAACGCCAAGGTGGAGAGCGGTACTTCACGACAGGCTGGTGTAGTCACCAGCACCGAATCGGAGAAACCGATGTCGCTTCGTGAGGCTTTCGCCAATGCCAAAAGAGAACATGGCACCTAGACCTAAGGGGTAAAGAATCATGGCTGGTAACAGCAACTTTGACGAGATTCTTTCCACCACGCTGAAGAACTACATCCCGAAACTGACAGATAACATTTTCAGTGCGCGGCCGTTGTTCTACGCTTTGACGAACGGCCAGACCATTCGTCGGATCAGTGGTGGTGCGAAGATCGTCGTCCCGATTATTTACGGGACAAACTCAACCGCCGGATCATACGACGGTACCGACACTATCGACACGACTGCTCAGACTGGCATTTCGGCTGCTGAATATTCGTGGGGACAGTACGCGGCTACCGTGACGATCAGCGGTATCGAAGAAGCCAAAAACAACGGTGAGGCTCAGATCATCGACCTGCTGGAAGGCAAGATTTTCCAGACGCAGGAAACGATTATCGAGAACATGAACACCATGTTCTGGGCTGACGGGACTGGCAACAGCAACAAGGACTGGAATGGTCTGGGAAACATTGTTGGTGCCGTAACTGGTGAACTCGGTGGAATCACCCCAGGTGACTCAGGCAACTCGTTCTGGGCGTCCACTGAAGTGAATCAGGCTGGTGCAATCACTGTAGCCAGCATGGCTAACATTTATAACACCGTTTCGGTTGGTAACGACCAGCCGACGATTGGTATGACCACGCAGACTTTGTACGAGAAGTACGAGGCACTCCTGGAGAGCCAGATTCGGTACACGGATACCGATATGGCTGATGGCGGGTTCCAGAACCTGCTGTTCAAGGGATGTCCTGTGACGTTCGATGACGCGTGTTCTTCTGGTCAGTTCCTGTTCCTCAACACCAAGTACCTGCAGTTGGTGGCTCATAGCGATGTCTGGTTCAAGCCGACACCGTTCGTGCGCCCAACCAACCAGGACGCTGTGTATTCACAGTTGCTTTGTTACGGACAGTTGACATGCAGCAACCGTGCACGACAGGGTTTCATGTACGGGGCTACCTGATCCTGATGGGACGAGGATTCGCTAACGCTTACAAGGTTGGCTCACGCCCATACGGGCAGCCCGCTGGCGACCATTACCGGGATTCGACACCACGGCCCCAAACCGTGGGATTCTCCCGCAACGTCCAGCAAGTCAATCCGATAAGCAGCGAACCCGTTGTCCCAGAAGTGGTCAAATGCAGCGCGCTGACCCGCAGCGGGGACCCCTGTAAAGGGCGTCCCCCTGCGGGCAGCGACCTGTGCGTTTTTCATAGGGGATAACCGTGGACATTACGACCATGCGGTCGTATGTCCGCTCCGTGGTGGACATCGACTCCACCGACATCACCGACGACACCCTCAACCGTTTCCTGGGCGAGGGATACGATGTGATCGTCTATTCGGAGAAACGGTGGCCGTTCTTCGAGGTATCAACCACGTTCAGCACGGTGGCCTCTCAGAAGGACTACACGCTGGCCGTTATCGGGGCATCCGTGACAGGTGGGTTGCGAGAACTCGCAGCCTTACGCACCGACGACCATGTCGCAACCTACGTCGGGCGCGACGAGGGCGATGTGGTGTACCCGTTGAATGTGACCGGTCAGGGATCTCCTTGGTGGTGGTCGTATTGGGGGGAAACAGTCCGCCTGTATCCCACGCCAACTGGTGTGGAGACAATCTACGCCCGCGGGTACAAGAGTCCGACTGCTTTCGGGGCCGGTGTGTCCGACGCGACGGAACCATCCGATCTGCCCGATCCGTTCCACATTGTGGTGGCAACGTACGGAATCGCCCGTGCTTACGAGCAGCAGGAAGATCCGACGATGGCCGCGCAGTATTTCCAGATTTTCAACCAGGAACTCGACAACCTCAAAGCCCGCTACGACGACATGCCGGCACCTCAGCCGGTGCTGTTGAACAGCCGGAACGCATCACGTTGGCGTTCCCAGGTGCTTCTTCCGAACCGCTTACGTTATTCCTGGGAGTGACCGGTGCCGGGTCAGTTCAAGTTAGAAACCCTGGAATCGTTCACCGGTGGTCTGAACTTCCGCACTGACCAGTTCAACCTCGAAGAGAACGAATCGCCGGATCTTCTGAATGTTCTCGTCGACCCACGCGGTGGTATCCGTATGCGGGACGGGGTCGACCGGCGCAACACGACCGCTCTCAGCGCCGATGTGCAGGGTATCTGGGCGCTCCACACGGATAGCGGCACCAATCAACTGATGGTCAACTACAGCACTAAGGTCGCCTATTCGGCCACATCGAACTTCACGGATGTGACCGGGATCACATCGCGTACGGATGGTTCCAGGGTTTACGGCATGACGATGAACAATGTGGCATACGGCGTGTCCTACGATCAGGTGTCGTTCAAGTGGGACGGTTCATCGGCCGCCGATCTGGGGGTGACCCTGGACGGGTCGGCCGGCAACTTTCCGCAGGCCCAGTATGTGGCGTTCTGGAACAACTTCGCGTGGGCTGCGTACACCTACGAATCGGGCGCTGGCTACAAGTACCGGGTCCGCTGGTCGAATGCCAACGACCCGGAAAAGTGGTCATCAACCGACTTTGTCGACATCGACAAGGGCGAACACGGCGACTACATCACCGGGTTGTGCCCGATGGGCGACCGGTTGCTGGTCTTCAAGTCGAACAGTGTTTACGCCATTTTCGGGTTCGATTCGGACTCGTTCCAGGTGGTCACTCTCACCGACAGTGTCGGATCGGTTCCACTGTCTTCTCCCGTGTCGACCCCCTACGGGGTGTTCTTCTGGTATGCCGACCAGGGCGTCTTCTCCTACAACAAGGAAAACTTCGCCTGGACTTTCGACAAGATTTCACCGGCCATCAACGACGGGCGTATCACGTTCGCATCGAATCCACAACTGGCGTGGGGCAACCAGAAGGTGTACGTCAGTATTGATTGGACGGAGGCCGGCGTGACAACCCGACGGACGTTCATCTTCGATCCGACACTGGGACCAACAGGCGCCTGGGTGCTGACAGATATTGACGCAGGCCCCCTGTATTCTTACCGCCCTCCGAACTCGACACCGACGGTTTACGCCGCCTGTGTGGCAAACACTGGGATTGTGGTCGATGTCGAGGACGAACAGAACCGCACCAGCGACCGGTATGTCGGTTCCACCGAGGCCCATATCGTGTCGCATTTCTTTACCCGGTGGATGACCGGTAAGAACCCGATTGTGAAGAAACGGTGGGGTAGGCCGCGGATGGTCACATCCGCGGAGGCGACGATTGTGTTGCCGGTCCTGATTTACAAGGACTACGACAAGTCTGCCCAGTCGAACTCGTTCAATGTGGATGTCGCGGGGAAGACTTCTACGTCCAGGTGGGATACCGCCAGGTGGGATGACGCCGATGATGCGTCGGCCTATGTGGCGAAGTGGGACGCCATCGCCCAGTCGTTGACTGCGGATGTGGTGAATCTGCCGACTCTTGGGACTGCTAGGAGTGTGAGCATGAAGGTTAGTGGGCCAACATCGGATAATCATTGGGAAGTCAACGCGTTGGCTTTCACCTATACGCCAAGGAGACTCAGGTAAATGGCAACTCTCGCTGTAACAAACTCGTTCTCCGCTGGAACGACAATCGTCGCAGCGGACATGAACGAAAACTTTGACGACGTTGAAGCGTTCGTCAACTCGACACCCGGTGTCATCCAGAACGACATCGTTGACGTAAAGGGCGACATTATCGCCGCTACGGCTGCTGACACGGTGTCTCGTCTGGCTGCAGGTACGGATACCTATGTTCTGACTGCCGATTCGGGTGAGGCGACGGGTCTGATTTGGGCGGCGCCCACGACCGGCGACATTACCGGGCTGACGGCTGGTACGAATATCGACATTTCTTCGGCAACAGGGCCGGTGCCGACGATTGACCTTGCCGTTGATGCCGCTCTTGTAACGGGGGTTGACGGAACCGGGGTGGATGTCACGTTTCATAGCAATACCGCTGGTGACAACATGCTGTGGGATGCGTCCGAGGAAAAACTGGTTATCACCGGCACTAACGGCCAAAACTCCCTAGAGGTCGCTGACGGTGACGTTTCGATTACTGACAATGCGACGATTACCGGCAACCTGACGGTTACCGGTCAGACCATCAACCATCTGGTTATCGAAAATAACAGCGACGCTGCTATCGCCCCCGAAGAGGGGGATGAGAACACATATTTCGTTACAACGCACGCTACGGCGGTGGTGACGTTGCCGCAGGACTCCGCTGAGGGGTTTGAGATCGGCACCGTCATGTATTTTGAGCGCAACGGAACGGGAACGCTTACGTTCGCTGCCGGTACTGGTGCCACGGTCACATCGAAGGATTCGACGCTGACTTGTGCTGACCGCTACACGACGGTTGCGGCCGTCAAGGTCAGCACAAACGGGTGGTCGCTCATCGGAAACATCGGTTAGATGTCTTTCCTACTAGCGGCAGTCGCCGGGCAGGCCGCCGTAGCGCCGTTTGCGTATTCGACGACTGGCTCCCCGACCGAACGCACCCACGGCATCTATACGTCCCTCCATTGGACTGGTACCGGCAACTTTGTTCTTGAAAGCAATCCCGACTCGATCACGTTCGACGTGTGGGTCGTGTCTGGTGCGGCCGGTGGTGCCGGTGGTTACAGCGGCTTTTCCGGCGGCGGCGGTGGTGGTGGCGCGGGGGGCGCGAAAACATTCACTTCGCAGAGTTTGGGGGTGGCGACCCACACAGCGACAGTGGGCGGGGGCGGCGCGGGTGGTATCGGCATTTACGCCGATGGAAGCGACGGCGTTGCGTCGTCGTTCGCCATTAGTGGCGGCAGCACTCTCTCGACCACTGGCGGGGGTGGCGGCGGGACTTACACGAACGGCGGTCGGGCTGGTGGGTCAGGTGGCGGCTCAGGTGGTTACAACAGCATCGCTGGTGGGACCGGCGTCGCTGGCGAAGGCTCGGCCGGGGGTGCGGGAGTTCACTCTGGAACCCCGATGATCGGCTCGGCTGGCGGTGGCAAGGGCGGCGTGGGCGGGCAGCGTGCCCTTACCGTTGGGGGCACGGGCGGTGCGAATGGCACCAACGACTACGCCGACGGGACCACATCGGGCACGGGGGTTGGCACATGGGCCGGTGGCGGTGGTGGTGCTGGTACTACTGCCGGTCCGGGCGGCGGGGCCGGAGCCGGAAACGGCGGTGCTGTACCGACGGGAGATGGTGGGGACGCGACGGCCAACACCGGTTCGGGCGGCGGCGGCGGCGGTTCCAACTATAACTTAGGACCGGCCAACAGTCATCCGGGTGGCGCGGGCGGTAGCGGTGCCGTCGTTATCAGATGGGAAACCCCGTAGTGGCACACTTCGCTGAAGTAGACGAAACCAACACCGTGTTCCGTGTACTGGTCGTCCACAACGACATCACAACCATTGACGGTGTGGAGGTTGAGCAGCGGGGCATCGACTTCCTGACCGGCCTGTACCCAGACTCGGGGACATGGGTCCAAACGTCCTACAACGCCAACCAGCGTGTCTACTACGCGGGCGTGGGGTTTACTTGGGACGCCGACAGCGACGCCTTCTACCCGGCGCAGCCGTACCCGTCGTGGACGCTGGACGACGAGTTCGTGTGGGTGCCCCCCGTGGACCACCCAGACGACGGTGATGTCTACTTGTGGGAGGAGGCCAGCCTGTCGTGGATACCAGCCGATTGAACTTCTGTTTCCTCAGCGGCCTACCCAGAACCGGCTCCACGGTGCTCAGCGCCATCTTGTCGCAGAACCCGGTCCTCCACGCCGGGCAGAACTCGCCGGTCTGCCAGTTGATGTGGGATGCCCAAGTGTCGTGCGAAACGACCGCCGACGAACAACTCGCCGGTTCCCGACGGTTGGATTTTCAACAGGAATACATCTCAGCCATCCCGCACATGTTCTACGCCGGGACATCGGCCGCCACGGTTGTTGATAAATGCCGGTCGTGGACGCTGCCCGACAACATGGCGATAATCCGGCGGTACATCACCCCGACCCCGCGCGTCATCGTGATGACCCGACCGCTCGAAGAAGTAGTCGAATCGCTCCTCGCCGTCTACGACACCAACGGGCAACCCATGACCCGTGATGAACTTCTGACCGAAGGGTCCGAGCCGATCATGCGTTCTAATGATGGAGCGCGCGTCGCCGCTGAAAGCCAATCCGACGAGTTCCTATTCGTCACCTACGCCGATTTCATGGCCGACCCGCCAGCGACGCTGCGGCGCATCTACGAGTTCTGCGAGTGGGAGCCGTTCGCCCACAACTTCGACCAGATCATCTGCGCCCACCCGGAGGACGACATGGTTTACGGACTGTCCGGTCTACACACAGTTCGGCCCACAGTGGGAGCGAGGACGTAAGACATGAACTGCCTGACCCGCACTTACTGGGACGAGGACACGACCTCATGGGTCGAGATTGAAGAATGAGCGAGGTGGTCACCGACCTGAGACAGTTCAGCGTCAGCCGCGTGACCCTTGGTTTGATACTCAGCGTGGCGATGATCGCCGCAGTAATCACATGGAACTCAGCGAGACTGGTGGCCCGCATCGACCAACTGGAAGCAGCAGTGGAAAGTATCGAGGACAGCATGGACTTCAACGGGTACGCCCGCACTTCCCATGTCGATGGGTTGGCTGTACGCGTCGATGAACTAACCGGTTCGGTCGCTTACTTGTTGGAACGGGATCATGCCAACGGTTGAATACAAGCCCACGCATCGCTTTGTGGGACCAAACGCCACATCTATTGAGTACGAACTACGCAAGATCCAAGAAAAACTAGACAATCTCGAAGCGCGGGTAACGGCCCTGGAGCCGTAGGAGCAGCATGGCTATTAGAAGGGCAGCATCAGAATACGGGTCCAGCGTGGGCGACGAGCAGGTCGCCGTGTCCAGTGTCGCCATTGGCATCACGGCGGCATCTGGGGCTGTCGCAGCGATGGTCACCAACGGTGCCGAACCCATCAGGGTTCGGTGGGGTACGCCTACCGCTTCGGTCGGCCACTACTTGAACCCCTACTCAGTTCTCGACCTCTATGAGGACGATTTGACGGACGTAAAGTTCATCCGTGTCTCGTCAGACAGCACCATTGATGTGACGTACTTCGGCTAGG